TACCATTGTGGTATTAAAACAGGCAGTATATTTGAAACAAGAATTTCCAATATGACTAAATGCCCTAGAAAAGTAAAGAAAAATGGAAGAAGATAAAAATTATATAAAAAGAAAACTTAGAGATAACATGATTATGTTTGGCAAGGTAATAATGCCTAATATGTTTTCTGCGTCTTCTCCAGAGTTTCATTATAAAATAGCTGATGTTTTAATTAATGATGATATAAGACAAGCTAATATTATAGCCCCACGTGGTCACGCCAAATCCTCTATCGTTGGAGGTGTGTATCCCCTTTACCACATCATGAACCACGATGGGGCAAAACTTATTGTGTTAGTCTCCCGTACTCAAGACCACGCCATTAAGCTTCTTGGAACTATCAAGGACACTATAGAGTACAGCGAACCCTTCAGGCAAATCTATGGGTACTGGGGACAACACAGTGCTAGGCAATGGGCGAAAAGTGAAATAGAATTAAAAGACGGATCTATGATAATATGCAAAGGAACTGGTCAGCAGTTACGTGGTATTAAAGTGGGAAGTCAAAGACCTACGTTAATTATAGTAGATGACCCTGAAGATGAAAATAATACCAAGACTGCAGAAGCTATGGAAGCTAATCTTCGTTGGTTGCTCCAAAGTGCTGTACCTTCTTTAGATCCTCAAAAAGGAAAGATATGTGTTATAGGAACTCCGCAGCATCAAAGGTGTATGGTAGAGGTGTTAAAAGAAATGAAGGGCTGGGAAAATATGCACTTTAGCCCGGACTTAGATAACAATATAGCTTTATGGGAAGAATGGCAGCCAATTAAAAAATTAAAACAAAAAAAAGAAGAATTAGATTCAATAGGTAGAGCATCTGTTTTTTATAGAGAGTATATGTGTCAAATAGTTGGAGATGAAGATCAGCTATTTAGGCAAGAGTATATCCAGTATCATAATTATGAATTAAAGATAGATAAAGACAATAAACATTATTTAACAGATGGAGATAAAGAATTTCCAGTAAATATATTCATGGGGGTTGATCCTGCTTCTTCAGTACGCAAGACGGCAGACTACTCCGTAATCTTGCCAGTTGCGGTAGACGAAAACAACAATAGGTATATTCTCCAGTATTACCGCCAAAGGGCAACTCCCATGCAGCTTGCTGAAAGCATTATAGAGTATTTTAAATTATTTAAACCTGTAAAGGTAAGGGTAGAGAGTGTAGGCTATCAGGAAATGCTAAGAGAATACTTAAGGCAAAGATGCGATGAGGAAAAAATATTTATATCTGGATTAGAAATTAAAGAAACGCCTAGAACCAGTAAATCTTCCAGACTTGAAACAATGCAACCTTACTTTGCACAGAAAAAAGTTTATATTAAAAAAGATATGCCTGAAATATTAGATGAGCTTTTATTGTACCCTAGGGGTAAACATGATGACTTATTAGACGGCTTATTTTACGCTATGAAAAAATGTTACACTCCAAATCACAAAAGTGTTGTAAAAGAAAAAAAGATTCAGTATAATCCTACCAAAGATCAAGACATAAGCTGGAAAATAGCTTAATGTTGATTTAATTGAACAACTAACATTTTCACATACTTTGCACGGAAACGAAACTAAACCAGAAGAAGTACAGTTAACTCAAGACCTGCTTTCTGACTATTCATCAGCTAGGCAAGAATGGGTAAAACAAGCAGTTGAAGATAATGAGTTCCGAAATGGAAAGCAATGGTCAGATGACCAAGTTACTGCTTTAAGAAATAGAGCTCAAGAACCTCTAGTTGTCAATGTAGTGTATAGTGCTGTTGAGCAAGCAAAAGCTATGCTTACAGCTAACAATCCAAAATTCCAATCTACAGCTAGAGAAAATAGCGATGCTAAAGTAGGTAGAATGTTTTCTGATCTTATGGCTTATATATGGGATCATTCTAATGGAAACGTAGAATTAAAACAGGCTATTGACGATTATTACGTAAAAGGTATGGGCGTAATGATGGCTTATATTAATCCTGAAGCAGATTTTGGGGCTGGGGAAGTTAAATTGCAGTCAATTGATCCTCTCGAATTATATATAGACCCCAGCTCCAAAGACCCTTTCTGTAGAGACGCTGCTCATATTATTGTAGGTAAAATAATATCACAAACTCAATTAATAGATACATATCCTGAATTTGAAAATTTAATAAGAGAAGCAGCTGAAACCAGTTATATAAATACAACAGCAGAATCTCGTCATGGATTAAAAAATGAAGATGTTACATTAAAAAGACGATTAACTGGTACTACTATAACGGATGAAAGAGAATTAGAGTTATTTGAACGATACACTAAAATAAAGCTTCCATATTATAAAATATATGATCCTTTAAGTGAAGAACAGAAAGTTTTAAATCACGAAAAATTTGAAGAGTATAAACAAGAGCCTATTGTTGTTGTAACAAACGCAGAAGGGCAAAATGTATTTACTGATAAAAGAAATGTCAATATGTATTTAGACATTAAAGAAAATATAGGATCTCCATATCATTTAATGTTAGATCCCATGTCTGGTCAGCCTTCCCCTATGGCAGGTGAAGAGCATTCAGGCTCTATTCCCGGAAGCACTACTACTATTGATGTCTTAACCAAGGCTGATCTTATAGAAGATGGTGGCATTATGGTAAATGAGATAGAAATCACTCAAATACAACAATGT